ACATTGGTAGATTCTGGTAACATTTTAGGACTTGTTTCGTTTTGTATTCTATCAAGAATTTTTACAATCTCTTCTTTTTGTTTTTCTTCATGTTCTATAAGTTTATTATATAATTCATCAAATTTATCATAATAAACAGAAGAAACATCTATTATTAAAGGAACTTCTGTAGTTTGTTTTATTACCATTTTATAAAAATCATTAAAACTTATTTTAGAAAAATTAAAAAAATCTTGACTTACAGTTAATGACACAGTATTGGTTTCTGCTAATAAAAATAAAAAAATACCAGTCTTCGCATTAAATTGAATAATTTGACCATCATGAAAATAGACATCAGCAACAGCATCAATTCCATCTTTTATGTTAATATGTATTTTTTCAATAGTTGGTTCATTATTCATATCACCTATCCAACCAGTTTTTTTAACAATGTCAAACAATATATTATTCTTTAATATAGAAAAAATAGATTTAATTTCTTCTTCCTCAACACCAAAAAAAGTAAAGTCTAAATTATATAAATCAATGAATATTGATTCTTCTAAAGATACAGTGAACGGTATAAAGTTTTCATAATCTTTAGTTGTCATTATAACATCATAATAATAAATAACATTATCATCAGTAAAACGTTCAACTGTATGTAAGCAATTAAAATATTGTAGTTCTATATTTTCATTCATATTTCTATTATTTTAGTTTTTACTTTATGTTGCTCTCTTAAATAAATATTTAATCTTTCTTCACCATCTTTCAATAAATAATTTTTGTCACCATTATATTCAAGGTCATCAACTATATCATAAATAATAAAGACATCTTTATTTTTATGTTTTCTCATACCTCTACCTATCGTTTGAACATTAATGATTTCACTCTTATACCCTTCAGCATAAAAAGCATACATTATATTATTTATAGATATACCAGTAGAAAATATACCATACGACGCAAACAGAGTTATATTATCATTCTCTTCCATCTGTTGCTTATAAAACACACGAACATCCGTTGATGTATCACCATCAACATAATGTGTTATTTTAGTTTTTGTTCTTTGTTTAAATTCTTGATACAATTTTTTTCCAAAACCATATTTTATATCTTTAAACAACACCAAAACATTACCATCTAATTTTTCTAAAGCAGAACAAAACACATCAATTCTTTTATCTAATGAATTAACGTATCGTTCTTCCATTTTTTTTATATCTTTTGGCTCTATAACATTTTTTTGTTTTCGTAAATTATATAAATGTAAAACATCACTCATATCTTTATGTTTTAAGATAACCCTACGAACTTCAACTGGCGTTGAAGCATTTTTATCTACTAATTCTTTTGCTGTAACAATATTAACCATAGGCCCAAGATACGTTAACGCAATATACGCATCAGCCGAATTATCAGTATTTAATGTTCCAGATATTCCCAAACGATATTCAGAATGTTTACATTTTTTAATAGCATTTCTAATAGATTTAGCATTAGAATAATGTGCCTCATCAATACATATAAAATTAACTTTATCAAACCATTCATCTTTCTTTTTAGAAAAAGATTGAAATGTCCCTATGATTATATCTGCATCATCCCTAATTTCTTTTTTATCCCTTTTTAAAGAATCAGAATAAACTGCCTGAAATTGAATATCAGTCATTTTATTATTAGAATACTTTTTAAAATCACTTATAAATTGTAACACTAAATCAACACGAGGAACAATAACTAACATTTTATTAATTTTGTTAGTTTCTTTTAAAAAAGAATATGCGGTGTATAATGTATATGTTTTACCTGCATTTGTAGCTAATTTTTGACAACATTTTTTATAAAATAAAAATTTACGAACAGCATCTATTTGATAATCTAATTCATCAAAATTCAAATAATTAGATATTTTTTCTAAATATAATTTATACCAATCATTAAATTCATTTTCATCGTAGCCCCAATTTAATTTTTGCTTATTTAATAATTCATATTGTATTTTTTTAGATTCTAACGCTTTACGAAGTTTAAAAATTAAACCAACAGGTAAATAATTATTTTTGAAAAATTGTGTTCTACCATCCCATAATTTTCTTTTAACCATAGGATGAAAAAATGAATTTTTATGCAATCTATTGAAAGTTCTTAATAAATATTGCTCTTCATGTATATTTGATGTTTCAAGTTTTAATACTTCTGTATTTATAACATCTATTTTTATCATTAAAAACCTTTCGGAACATATACTTCCATTAAATCATATCTTAATTTTAAATTAAAAGAAATACTATCTATTGTTTTTAATAAATTATTTAAATACGATATAAATCCTTCTAAATACATAAGTATTTGTATAGTATTAGCAGTTTTACTATCAATAAACTGATTAATATGTGTCGGAGATAATTTATAATCTAAATTTTGATATGCTTCATTTAAATATTCTCCCCTTTTAAGATGTTCAGACTTTTTAAATTTTATTAACATTTTATTAAAATTATAAATACTATCAGCAACATTATGTCGTAAACTTAATGCACGAACTTGAACTTTTGCCAATTTGGATTTATCATCCATGTCTGAAAAAATATCCTTTAATTCATTAGTAAATGAAAGTTTTGATGTTTCAAATGTTTCTAACATTTTTTGTAATGGTGTTTTTTCAACAACAGTTTCTTCTTTTTTTTCAATATCAACACTTAAATCATTATTTAAATTTTCATTATTGTTTTCCATCAAAAAAACCCTTCTTCATTTTTTAATTTGAAATCACTAACATTAATATTATTATCTAATTTATCTTCGATTACTTCTTTTTCTTTAATATCACAATTAATCTTTATATTTGGAAAATAAGAAAATATATCAATGTTATTTTTGAAATGCACAACATAACATTTTTTATTTAATTCATCTAAATCTTCATGTTTATACATAATCATATGAACTATATTCAAAAATGCAATTTGTGAAACATTCTTCTATATCATTCTTTGTAATATAAATCTTATTTTTATAAATAAAATCAGTAATGTCACCCCAATCAACTTTCTTATTATGATTATATTCATTATATCCAATTTTGTTAAATAATTTTTTCCAAAGAAAAACTGTTTTATTTTTTAATACAAAATCTAAGGATTTTTTATTTCCCTCTGTATCAAAATCAAAAATATATCTAAATAACTTATTTTCATATAAAGGTGTATTATGTATAGTCATTGTAGCTATACTGTTTTCGTATAATTCCGAATCAAGCGGGCCTTCAAATACTGTTATGTTTTTATTTACCTGAATATTAAAAATATTATATGTTGTTGATAACTTTTTCATATAATGAATATGCTCATCACTTTCGTAAATTTTATTTATTTTTTCTAATAATTTATGATTACCAAAAGTCTGATATTTAGAAAAATTAGGATTTTCTTTTAAAAATCTACGTTGAAAAGATATTATAGATTTTTCATCCTTTTTTTTACCTTTTATCATATTTAATATAACTACAGCATCATACTGATTATCATACAAAAAAGATTCACCTATTGAATAAATTCTCCTATTATGCAAATATTCTTCACCTTTAGTATTTTCTATATTAGAAAAACCATACATATCTATAATATCATTATAAGTAAAAAAATATTGATAATATTCTCCAATTAAAAAATCTTTAAATTGCTCGTTTTTTTGCCTAAATTCATTTTTACTGTTAGCATTGTTAACAGCAAAAATTTTGTTTATTAAACTTTTATCATATTGTTTCATTTTAAAATCAATATAAAAATCTTTTATATTTTTATATATACCACAATTAAAACAATAATAAGTTAAAGAATTTTTATAAAAATTTCCTCTTTTCTTTTTTATATTATCCGAATCACCACAATAAGGACAACTAAATCTATATTGTTGTGAATAACTACTATCACCTTCTATATCTCTTTTGTATTCATTTTTATGAACTTTATCCAAAACATTTTGAATAAATTCTTTGACATCAAAATCAATACTAACATCAACAAATGTTTCCATAATTATATTTTTTGATATAAATAAAAATAGGGCAAGATTAATCTTGCCCTATTGAAAACTGAAATAAAATTAAAATTCAAAACTATCAATCTCATCACCACCAGCAGATAAAAATGCGTCGGTATCATCAATTTCATCTTCAACATTAGATTGAATATAACTTTGATTTGACGCTACAGCAGTTGGCGTAGGTTGAACAGTTGAAGGAGTAGTAGTTGGGCTACGTTTAGTAGAAAACGAATCACCAGAAGCATATACTGACGACGTTGAATTGTTGTATTCCGCATTTACCACTTTTATATAATCAGTAACCCACTCTTGAGTATCTGAATCCCAATCAACAAAAACATAATCATCCAAATTTGGAGAATTATTTATTAAAAAATCCTTTACCAAAGGGCCATTCTCCATAATATTTATCATTTTACCATCAATTAGAATATACGGAGAAGAATTTCCTAAAAATGCAGATTCATCATAACTTGTACGTTTACTTTTTTCTACTTTAACATACTGAAACAATCTTCCAGTTTTTAAAGACCAGGGATTTCCATATTTAGAATTTTCTGTAACTAAACGAGATTCGATTGTAGAACCAAACTCAACAACTTGAATAGTTCCAACACATTGTTGGTATTGTTCGTCTTCAATAATTTGAGCAATGGTATAATTCTTAACAGTTTGATTAAACATACTTTTAAACTGTTCAATCCTTTTGGTAGGAGCATCATTTTTTACAGCATCTTTCAACATTTTATCATAATTGAAAAAATTTTGTTTAAATGACCAATACGGTGAATCTTTTGTAGATGTTTTAGGAAAATTCACAAACCTTTTTTCGCCATTAGGATGTTTTAAATATGCTTCACATTTTGAAACAAAATATGTTTTAACATCATTTCCCCGAACATTAGGTAAAAAACGTAACGTAGCTTCATACCTTTTTTCATTTGGAGAAATACCTGGCTTCATCAAATCCCCTTTACCTTTCCATGTTGGTAAAATGTTGGATTTTTCGACCTGAAATGTTGCTGGGCTATCATCTTGTAGCAGGTCATCCCAATCTAAACCTTGTGTTGACATAAAAGAACCTCATAAAATTATTTTAACTATGCCACTCGGATGTGGCGTTTACGGTAGAACGACAAATATAAACAAAATTTTCGTTGTTCACAAATGTTTTCTGATTAACATGTTAACTTTTTTATTATATATATATCTTTTTTGTTGTACCTACGGGTAAATCATAGACATAATCCGTTAGTTGATAATAATCTAATAAATTATAAGTATATCCATTTTTTACATCTTGTGCTAAATCTGGGTATGTTTTTATTTCATTATTATTAACTAATTGCGTTTTTTCTGCTTGACTATAAAAAGTTGAATTATCTAATACATATTTCACAGCCAATTGCCCATATAGATACGAAACAATTCCACTTTTATTGCGAAGTTTTATAAAAGAATCTGATTTTGTATTTTTTTTCTGTGTCGTATCAACTTTTCTCATCACATAATCAATTCTTTCCGTTACATTTTTCGTATTTTCATTATATGCTATATTAGCAATAGATTCAATATATTTATGACCAAATTGTTGAATATTTGATATTGGGTCATTCATTAATGCTTGAAAATTAGAACACAACGAATCAATATTATAATTTTTAAACAACAATGAAAACATATTATATTTATCAAAACTTGGCAACGATAAATTATCGTATTTATATGTCGAACCACTAACAGTAGAAGATTCAACATATGAATATGTTATTTCTTTTTGTTTTTCTGATATTTTATATTTTTCTATAAATAAATAGTAACATCTTGCGGCAGTATTTTTATTATTTGTATCATCATTTTTTCCATTTTGATAAAATTCATCTTTAGGTAATTCAAATTGATATGATTGTTTATAATATGATTCTAAAGTTTTATCATTTAATGTTAAATTAGGATAATATTTTGGAACTTTAATCACAAAAACATTAATATTCTTTTTATTCACGTTATTATTATTCCCAACAACAGAATCATTCCATGAAATAAAATTAGTATTTATATTATAAACGCTATCTGAATTTATTGGTGAATTTTTTGACCATGTTATATTTTCTAATTTAGCTTTATTTACAGACATAGTTTTAAAAGAAACTTGAGATTCTTTATAACCAGAAGATATTCTTGAATCTTGTTGAAAATTTTTCATCAAATCAAAAGTTTGAATAACTTTAATTTTATCAGTTGATAAAATTCTATTAGGAACGGAAACAGTGTAATCTTTAGTATAAAAGTTTCGATATTCAACTAAACAAAGAGATGTATCGTTATTGGTATTTGAATTATTATTTTCAGTAGTATTTTCATCTAAACCAATATTACTATTTACCCAATCTGGTTTAATATTTTTTGAAATTATATAACTTAAATCAAAATTCGGATTATATGCAACTTCATTAATATTTAAATCCTTTTTACCTTTTGTTCCACCATTATTATTGTTATTATTGTTGTTATTATTAGTAGTATTATTGTTATTTTTTTGATTTTGATTTATTTGTTCTTTAAGTTTATTTATAGCATCAGTTAAATTTTTAATAGTTGAATCATTGTTTTTTGCATCGTCTAAAGATTTTTGCAATTTATTTTTTTCTTCTGTTAATATTGATGATTCCTTATTTAAAAAATCTTTTTGACTGTCCAATTGCTGTTGCAAATTTTTTAATGTCGCTTCTCTGGACGTTAATGAATTTTCTACTGTTAATAATTTCTTTTCCCTCGCATCTAATTCACTTTTTAACGAATTTAATTCTTGTTGACTTTGTTCTATATCTTTTTTCAAAGATTGCAATTTTCCTAATTGCGTAGAAAGAGAATTTTGCTGTAAAGATTTAACATAATTCTCCATCATGGAATATTTTTCCATAGATGACCATTTTCCTGTGTAAATAACAGTTTCATCATTTGTTAAACCACCTGGTATAAACTCAACAATTTCTAAATTTCTTTTTAAAATTTGATAATCTATTTTGTTATATTTAACAGTTATATAACTATCATCAGTTTTAGAATAATATTCATCATAATCTATTATAACTTCTTTTCCTTTTATATCATCAGAAATATATCTATTAACATTGCATCGTAATTTTGATTTTGTTCCTGATGTTATATAAAATAAACCTTCGCCACCAAATAATATTTTTTCAGAATCTTTAGAAGGTATTTTAAATATAATTCGTAAATCTGTAGCATCATACGTAAATTTAGAATATCTATATTTTATACCATTGGATTCTATTATTAAAAAAATAGATTGTTCACTATCTAATGCCAATCTTGATGTAGTATTGTTAACTTGATTAACATCAAATAAACTTATTTCATAATAATTATCAAATGGTGTTAAAAATATGTAGCCATCATTTTGACCAAAAACTATATCCCAAGAAGATAAACCTGAAGGTTTTAATTCATTATTTTCAAAAAATAATTTTGTTGTCGTTACGCTTAAATTATTTCTATTTATGTATGTTGGTATAACTACTTTTGTTATTGGAGATTTTTCATTTTGATAATTAAGTACATATTCAACTATATCACCATTTTTCTTTACTATTTTTTGAGGACTATCTACATTTATATTTAACTTTTTAAAATTTTTACCATATGTTTTACAATTAGTAGATGTTATTGATGCTCTACGAACTATCTGTTTACCGTTAACGGTATCAGTAAATCGCATATAATAATCTATACTAAAAGAATACGCTACATCTGCATATTTTAAAACAGGTCTAAATATTTTTGGAGAAGTAAAATCTCCACTTTGTAAAAAAGTAAAATTATCAGTAACTCTTTCATCAAAACCTACTTGTTCACTTATAACCAAATCATGAAAAACAACATAATCATCAATAGCACCATTTAATGTCGTTATAAGGTCATCAATAAACCCATCATTCCATGTCGGATAATATTCAAAGTAACCATCTTTTTCTTCAATCACACATGACAATGTATCGAAATTGTCATATAATTCTAATGTTGTTTCATACAAAGAATCAACAGTAAAATAAACATATCCATTATTCTTTTCTGTATTAGAAATTTCTTGCACTTTAAATTCTATTAAAGAATTTTTATCTATACCCGCATTATTATATGTTATGTAATATGCTATTTCTTCATCAAGATTTGGATTAGATTCTTGAGAAGATATTAACCAATTTGGCGATACTATACTTATATCTATGTATCTATCATAAACCCTACCATTAATATAAATTGGTTTAGTATTAAAATTAATAATATTGTCAGATTTTTCAAAAACATATTGAGATAAATATGTTCTTGTATCGCTATTTTTTTGTTTTAATAATGTTTCAAAAATAAATCCATTTTTATCAGGAAAAGTATAACCAGATAACAAATGCAATTTAATATTATCATAAGTTACTTCCCACTCTATATCAGTTAAATCAGATAATGATATATCTTCAATATTATTATCTTTATTAAAATAAGGAACAGGTATATCTATATCAGAAAAAACATACTTTTTATCTGAAATCTGTATAGCAGAATTATCTCTTACATTACCTATTAAAGATAAGGAACTATCATCATTAGTTACTCGTTTATATTTGAAATATTTATTATCTTCAACAATTAAAGATGTAACTTCAGTTGATAAATTTTTATAACTATATTGATATTCTAATAATAAATAATCAGTTAATTGTATTAAACGAGACTTCATTTATAATTTATTTTTTAAAAACCATACAAACTATACATAACACCAAAGCCAACACCCAAATATGGACTAAAACCATTAGAAGTAGAACCATAACCAAGATTCATAGTAAAACCAATATGCCAATTTTTATTTACTGACACAAAAGATTCTTGTGGATTTAAAATAGCACCACTAACATTATTTATCTTAATATATTTAGATGACGATTTAGCAAACGCAACATAATTCCCATCACTATTTTTAGAAAAACCAGTAACAATATCAGCAGTTAAATTAAAGTCATTTAAAAATGATTCTCCAACTTTTATTATTATTTTATTATTTGTATCTATCTTTGAATTGACAACAATGTGACCATTTATTCTTAGACTATCTTTGTCTTTACTATCATACAAAAAGAAAATTTTATTTGTTGTATCATTAATATTAACAAGATTAGTTTGTAGTTGCACAGTATCAATAATAACAACAGGCTTAATTACAGTTATCGTCTTTACTTTATTTCGTTGTTTATCTACTTCTTCTGCTAATTGAGAATTATATTTTTTTAATTCATCAACACTACCCATTATCGCAAATTTTTCTTTTTGTAATTCACCATTTTTATTTTTAACTTCATATAAACTATCTTTTGCTGCCAAAATATTTTGTTTCAATAAATATATCTCTGAATTTTTATTTTCGCAAGAACGATATTGAACCAACAACAATAATAAAATTATACCAATCAATACATAAACAAAATTTCCGTTGTTAACTTTTTGTTTTATTTCTTCTAATGTAATCATATGCCTAATAAATTTGAATATATTATATTTTTATCCATGTTATATTTTTTTTCTAAATGTTTTGAAAATTCATCTTCTTCTTTTTTTAATTTAATCAACAAAACATTAGAATTATACAACTCGTCTTCTAATCCTTTTATTTCTTTTTCAATTGTTGATATATTTTTATCAATACACTTATATCGAACAACTATATCTTTTAATTCTTTTAAATCTTTTTCATCTATAAACATTTTATTATCCTTCTATTAATTTACCTTCATATCGAATATCTAACTGAACATATTGTATTATCAATTTAATTATTTTTGGATTTAAATGTGCACCAAAATTAGTTATAACATTTTCCGAAACTAAATCTTTTGCTTGCTGTATTAAAAAACCTATTTCGCATCCTTGATTTTCTTCCAAAAATATAGTAGCACTATTTTCAGTTTTTATATTAAAATAAAAATTAGTGTCAGTTTTATTTGTATCTTTAGCAGAATCATATGGAGAATATGATGTATTGACATCTCTTGAAAAATTAGGATATATTGTTTCAGAATTATGTGTTTGTAAAAATTCGTCAACATAATATTTAATTATCTCACCAGCAAAATCAACTTTCGTTAACACTGTAGATATAGGACGACTATAACCAAATATGTTTCTAACATCCATTCTACCATTAATATCAACAGCACCAGAATTTAATGATACTATTGGCATTCCCCATATTGTAGCATTAACGGTATAAGCATGTTTACCAACAAGTTTATTTATAAATCCAATTTTTTTAGATGCAGAAGTTGGGTCAAAATATGATAAAAACATAACATCACCACCACCATAGATTGACATATCATCAGTATAAGGAAAATCAACTATATCTGCATATCTTGGTTCATTTTCACCATATTGCTCATAACCATATAATGGAGCATAATAATATTTTGCATTAGCTGACCAACCATCGTTAAGTAATTTAGAAGTATATTGAGCAGTTGAACCCTCTTTTACATAACCCTCATGATATAAAATTTGTTCAGCATTAGTATTCAAATCTAACGATATAAATTGATTTTTAGATTCAGCTAACGCAATATTTCTTGATGGTAATATTATTTTCGCACCAAGATAAGGTTTAGTATAATTAAAATACATAGAAGGTTTATTCGTATCAGCTAAACCTTTCTCTATTTTTAATCCACTTTTTGGATTATAGTCAATATTAAAAATATTATTAACATCAGCATCATTTGAATTTATTTCCGATGACGCTACAGCAGTGCCGTCAGAATATAATTTAACTTTTGTAAATGCTGTAGTTAATCCACCACCACCACCGCCGCCCATAGCAGCATCAATCATATCCTGAACATAAGCACTTAATACATCTTCATCAATAGTAACAAGAACACCATCAGTAGTTGTAGATATAACATATTGAATAGCGTTACCCTTATTAAAAATAAGTTTACCAGTAGAAGTCACATCAAAATCAACTAAAGCATTAGAAGAATTAACATAAGACGCAATATCAAAAAAATCACCACTTATACTATCATCAGCAAACATAAATTCTTTTGGTGTTTGGTTATCTATAACACCATAATATTTATTTCCCTTATAATAAAAAGTACCTGGCGGGAAAATAGATGTCGAAGTAATTTCAGCCATTCTAATAGCACCAGAAAAATACGTTTTTGCATCAACAGTAGATGAATTACCACCAACATAAGGAACATAATCTCCAAAAATAAAATATGGAGAACTTATTTCATTAACCGTATCATTTTGAAATTGAATCTGATTACTTTTAAAGAAAATTTTATGTATATGGTCAGAATTTGTACTTTTTTGTCCAACGATTTTTAAAAATTCAATATGTTTAGAACTTTCTTCTTGATAATCATTATCAATAGTAAATCCAGACTTCTCCCTAAATTCACTAAGACCATTTAATGTCAATAATTTTGAATTTGCTAAATGTATATGATTTCCGTAACCAGAAGAATCAGAATTATAAATTTTTAATTTTTTGTCACTTAATATGCTATTAGACAATAACCAATCATATGTTAATTTTTTTATATTAGAAAAACTAAAAAGATTATCTTCATAATACAAATTACTTAACAACAAAGTATCATTTGTATTTTTTGAAAACAATGAATTTATTTCGTTATTTAAATTTTCACTATCAAAATAATTAACAATATCATATTGTGATAAATCTATTTCTAATAAACCACGATTTATCCAAGCACCTGCATCTCTTTCCCATATTTCTCTTGTTTTTCTATTTAAAGCAAAATCATTATTTACACCTAAGTCTTGATTTGGGTCATTTTCTATTATATGCCACATAGAACCATTTTCACCAGCATCACCCTTTTGACCTTGTTTACCAGGAGAACCTGGTAAACCCATACTACCAGGAAGCCCAGATAACCCTTTTTCCCCAACAACTCCATCAAAATAATATAATGATAATTTCTTAAAATTATTATTAACTTTAACTATAACATCAGCAAAATTATCGCTATCAATATTTATTAACTGAAATTCGTTTAACAAACTCATAGGTGTTTTAAATTATATTTAATTAACAATAGCACATCTAAATTTTCTGTAGCCAATTTATTAATTTTTATATTAACAAAATCTCCGTCTTTAACAATTGTTGAATTATTTTTATCATATGTTTCATCAGCATACCCAATTTCAACAACAGTTTCCGAAGATTTTTTAGTATAAATCACAATATCATTGTCATATTTGTAACTATACATTGCACTATCTATATATTCATATAATTCTTGAACACTTCCATATTCCATATCATTATAAAGTGTCGGAAAATATTTTTTAATTATAAAAGAATATAATATATTTTTTATATTTAAACGGACATTTATAAAATTAGCGTCAACATTATAATATCCAGACATAAACGAAGAAATATCAGAATCTTTTAAATCTTTAAAAACTTTTAAATAATCAACATAAAAAGATTTTGGTAAATTTAAAACAATATTTTGATTATCATGCAATTTAGAAATATTAGTAAAAGAACCATGTAAATTATTAATATCATCAATATTGCCATAATTCATCATATGATAATATTTAGGAACTATTTCTCCATCATATCTATAAATATTATATGAACCAATTTCTTGTTGACCATTTTCAACAAATATTTCTTTCATATAAGAAATGTTAATATTATACCCATCGGTTTCCACAACATTATCATTAATATCATATTGTTTAACATCAGAAAAAGAATTAAAATAATTATAAACATTTAATTTATTTTGAAATTCTTCTCCTTTTTTTCCATTTTTATACTCATAAATATCAACTATATTTTCATTTTTAATATTAAAAACAGAAACATTTTTATTTTTTTGAGAATTAGAAATAGATTTATATTTTTTAACTACTTGTGACAATTCATTATTAAAAAACGTCATTCCGTTTTCACTATTATGTAAATTCTTAGAAATAATATATTTATATTCAGAACCGACATCAACATATATTGAATTTTCTATATTATCCTTTAAAAAACTTTTAATAACAGATGAATAATATGGTATTTTATTCTCATAAACATCTTTTGTGCCATATTGATAATCTAAAGATGTTTTAGAAGTATAATAAGTTATATAACGGGTAGTAATATCATCATTTAATAAATTAGTATCATATTTAGTAGAATCAATTTTCATAGTTTTAGGAAAAACACAAATTTGACCCTTTGGTGTAATAGACGAAAATTTTGTTAATATTTGTTGATAAGTTGAAGTTACATTTTGATTAACATAAGAAACATCAAATAAACCATAATGTGAAGTTTCTGTAATATCGTACATATCATCATACCCAACAGTATTATTTATAATAAAATAATCAAAAGTTTTAATATCTAAAAACAAAACAATATTTTTATATTTTCTATTTATATAAAAATTTGAATTTATTAAATTTTCTTTATCATATGTAAAATTAGCAACAATACTAAAATCCCACCCATCAAATTCCTTATCATTTTTAGCAGAAATATAATATTTTACACCCTTTAAAAAAACATAATGTCTTTTAGTAATTTCATCATATTTTATTTTAGAAAAAAATTTATTATTACCATTATATTTTATAGTTTTAAAATAATCATACTCATTAGATAAATATTGAGAAACATTAAACCTTTCTTTTAAGAAGAATTTATTTTTATTTTCTATTTTTTTATGAATCGGCTCACCAGCTATATAAAACCATTCTAAATTTCTTGATTGTTTAAGTAAAGATATGTCAGCAAACGAACTAAAAGAATTTTTCCCATACGCTCTACTTAATTCCACTCTATAATTATCATTATAAACATCATAACAATCATGTAAACACCATTTATAAACAAAATCTCCATTGTTAACATCATTTAACAATTTATATTCATTATAACCATCAGTACCATCAGATAAAGCATAAACAAACAATGGCTCTAATGTTAATTTATCAGAATCGTCAATATAGGATGCCTCAATGAAAAAATGTTTATCTATTAAAGAATAATCAGAATTAGAAATTATATTAGGCGTTATAATAAAATAACCATCAGTTTTATCTTCTATTTCATCATATAAATAAGGATTAGTTATTATAACATTTTTTTCATATTTGTCTATTGGATATAATTCATTACGAAACTGTTTTAATTCTTTATCTTTTTCAAAATATTTTTTTATGTCTTTATATAAATCTTCAGTATAATTATTATTTTTTATATTTAACTCTATTGAATATTTTAATGTTTGTAATTCGTATTCTAAAGATTTTTCTTCTTCTGTAGTTGATGTAATATTAAAATAATTAGCATATTGCGGTATTTCTACATTAGCTATATTTATTTTATTACCATATTTATCAACATATTGCAAAGAATAAGAATAATCATTAGGAATAGCACTATATTTATCATAAAACAAGTAATACTTTTTATACAATTGCCCTATATAATTATTTTTATTTTTTTCTATTATTTCAGGAGAATATGTGTTAGGCAAATAATTTAAAGAATTTTCAATATATTTATATGGATAAATAGTAAATTTTCCTAATTTTATATCATTTTTTTTATAAATAGATAATAGTTTAATATTTATAACACCATCATATTCAACAGATATGACACTTTCATTTATGACTTGATTAGCATCATAATATACATTATCAAAAATCGAAAAATACGGTAAGTTTTGATGCAAAATTTTAATATCTTTATTATCAATAGATACATAATTATCAATTATATTTTCAGTAACATTTGAATCCAAACAAACAAAACTCAATTTTGGAACAAACAAACAAGATGAATATCCAACAATATGATTATCGCCATTAATATAAGATATTAAGTTATTAATATTTTTATTTGTTTGTATTTGATTCGATAAAAATACATTATGAAAATTCATACAAAAAGAAAATTCATAATCAGTTTTATTTTTATCGTACAAAAAGAAATAATCGTCAAAATAATAAGAAAATAAATTAAATTTAGAATAGTTATTAAAAAAATACGATAATTTTAAAGATATTTTATTTATATCTAATTCTTTAATAACAAAAACTCTAACTTTAGCATTAACATTTTTAACTTTATATTGACCATTTGTTATTATTTTATCGAATTTTACATAAACAAATGAACCATTTTCGTCTTTTTCTATATTAATTATTTCAGAATAAACAGAAACACCATTATCTGAAAATATATTAAGAATTTCACCAACAAAATAATCAACATCACCATTAATTGTTAATTTATATACATAATAACCCGAACCTTCATAATTTTTAATTAAAGAACAAGTAAATTCAGAAATATTGATATTTTTTTCAGAATAACTATTATCTTCATCATCAATATCGGTTATTAATATTTTTTCATATTCATATAAACCTTTTCCATATTTTTTCTTAAAAATAAAATAGTCCCCTCTATTTAAAACATTTTCAGAATATTTTGGAAATTTTAATATTAATCCAGAACCTTGTATTCCATAATCATAAACATAATAAGAAGCTAATGGATTATTTGATTTTTTATTTAAAAATGAAATATTTATTTCATCATCATTTAAATACAACGATGAATATTTTTGAAATTTTGTATTTTTATAAACATTACCATAATAAACATTATTAGATTTCAAATAATAAAGACTATTTTTTCCAATATTTGATTCGACAACATTATTAGTGTATAAAACGTTATCATCTAATATCAATTTATTGTTTATTATATTTTTATTCAACAATGAGCCTTTTATATCTATATCAATAGTTTCAATATCATTTTCATCAACATAAAAACCATCTATAACTTTTTCATCAAAAGTGCCAAATTCATAATCGAAATAAAAATTAACATTTATCAAAAAAGGATACACTATATTTTTGTTTGAATAATTTTTAGTTATAAATTCTTCAAAACTTCGCACAGAAGTTTCATTAGAATAAAAGGTATTTATATCTGTATGTATATCAACAATAGCGTTTTCAGTTAATCCATACCCATTTATGACCAATTCTTTATTATCATGATTAATAACAGCATGTTTACATTTTTTAGTCTGATTAAAAATAGAATATAATCCTATTTTTTCCAAATCAAAAACTTTCAATATTTTAGAATCCGATAATGTATTTTTATTTAAATATTCAACAATAACAAAATATTTAGGTATATGCTTTTTTATAAAAATTGGCGCAAAAAATTTGTATTTTTTATTTATATTATCTGAATTAACATAACATCCATATTTTTGTTGTGTTTCATTACTAAAAAAAATATTTTTAGTTAATGATTTAAAACAATTAGATATGTCATCTTCTCTATTTAAAGAAGATTTTAAGAAATAAGATTTTTTAACATCATCGTTATCATTTTTTAATAATCCATAATATAATGTCTCATCAGAAACAGAATAAGAAAAATTACCAGTCAATAACATATTTGTCTCATTTACGGAAAAAGACAAATCATCAATATCCAAATTTTTACCATTATCTATATCATACGAACTATAATCTATAAACTCAACTTGTGATTTTTTTGCATTTATTATTATATTATATGATTTAGTTGTAACATCATCAACAAATAAAGTGTTTGTATTTAATATTGGCGTTGTCGCAATATATGTATCTTGATTTTTATCCGCATAAAATGGAACAACTTGTAAATTAATAACATTATGATAAATTTCATTTGTTGTTTCAGAAACATCATAATTTATTTTTATCAAAGATGAAGAATTTCCCCAAGATATTGTATAATTAGATATATCATATGCCATTAAATCAATATCTTTAGATTTAACCGTTATAACAGTTTCTAATGTATTATTAACAACCAATTTAACATCATCAACATTATCTAAAACCGTAGGTATTAAAGAATTTTTATTTGTTAAAAATATTTTTTCCGATTTTTTCAACGATTCGTTAGAAACTAAATTTCCAATTATACCTATTTTATAAATATTATCACCAACATTATTGATATATTTAATATCAAAAAAACTATTTGGTTCTATAAATTCATAAAAAGAATACTCATTAGAAGTTAATTGTTTATTATCTATATAAATATCGCCATATTGACCTATAACTGAAACATCAACTTTATAACCAATAGGAAAATTGTATCCATTTCTTAATTCAATAAAAAACTCATCTAATAACTTATCACTAAAAAAATTTATCATCTAATGTTATTTTTATTTAACTTAATGCCGTATCTGAAGTTGATTTTCTATCTATCGAATCCCATTGTGTATTTGTACTATAATTTGCTTTAATTTCAATATCAAAAGAAAAAACATTATCATCTTTTTGAGAAATATCTATACCTAATCTTTTAGTATATGAAAACAATTGAGAATTAACAGAAGCATTTTGTGGAGTTATAGATGTAGATAATGAATTATTATATCCACCTTTATATCCCAAATAATCTTCCATTCTATATTGAAAATATAATGGTATCTCTATAGCATAATTATCACCAAAATTTAATTCTCTGGTCGAAGAAGGATTAACAGAATTTATCGAAACTATAGAAAAATCAATAGGGTTTGGGTAAAAATATGCACCACAAGTTTGTGACCCAATAAGATAAACATCATTTTTATAAAAACCTACTTTCATAGGATATGATTTTATATCATAATTACCACTTGGTAATTTTACTGGTTCTAAATAAGAACATTGTTTTTTACCATCAATATGCGTAGGACTTAAATTCATATACCCAGAATGAAAAAACATTGGATATGTGTAAATATTGCTTGATTTAGAAAACGGATTATTAAAATAATTATAATCAAGATTCGTAAAAGAAGCATCATTTTTATCAACTAATAAATCAGGATGATTTTTATGAACACAAAATGTAGTTAATTTACCGCCACCATTTGGAGTATATGTAGAACCACCACCATTAGTAAAAGTACCATTCCATATATCTGTTTTTGTCGTTGATGAACTTACACCATTCAAATCCAATACATTGTATGCGTTTGTTATAGAAGAACCTATATCAGTAGGTTTAGCATACAAATTGCTAACACCATCTATACTTTTATATCGAAAATATAAGAATTGATTCGGCAATTGACGAGATTGAAAAGGAGAAGGTTGCAAATATAAATTTTCAGAATCGTAAAAAGTGTCTTTAGATTTATTTTGATATGATGAATATGATATAGGAACATCAGAATAACGTTGGTTGTTGTAATAATAATCATCTATATAATCAGCATTTCTCCAAATTTTATAATTAACTGCTGGTAATTTATCCGTTTTTGCCCCATAAAATTTAGAAATCAATTGTAAAGGTGACGTAGAATCATTTTGTATAACTATTTTATATGGTTTTGTAACAATTACACCATATTGCGTTGTGCTAAGACCCGATACTATCTTATTACGCTCTATCAAATAATCTGGTGCTTGTATAGATAAAGTAGAATTATTGTTAATATTATAAGTTTTTCCAGAATCCATCTCAACAACCTTAACAACCAATCTACCTTTTGTTTTCTGTACCAATGATTTTAATTCGGAAATAGCTGTCTCTAAACTTATTATTTTTTTATATAAAGATATTGATACCCCACTACTATCAGTATGTATAATATTATTACTGTTATGTGCAAAATATTCACCATTGACAAATGACGAGAATTTTAAATGTTGCGTAATACCAGCAGAATCAAATTCATCAACTAAATCAATGTACGCTTTTGCTTTTTTTATTTTCTCCAACACATCCGAAATATCAACTTGTATAAATTCGGAAGGAAACGATACCGTTACGATTTCGCTAAAATCAGAAACTAACGGATTATCAGGATACCCAGCTTCGGATATTGCTTGAACTCTAATTTGAACATTTTCACCATAATTAATAGAAATATCTAATTGATTCGTATTTATTATTTCGCCATTTTTTGTATCTTCATATTTCCATTCATAATTATTTGTAGTAGTATTAAATACTTTTTTACGAGGTTTTGTATAAAAATGATTCCAATTAGAAAAATATGCTGTGTTGTTTTTATTTGATGAATCAACATAATCCATCTGTTTTATATCTATTTCAGTGTTATCGTTTTTTAAATATTTATATTCAACATAAAATTGAACTATTTCCTGCAATCTATTATCTTTTAATTTAGAAGCAGAAGGTATTTCCCAAAAACCTCTTATCCTATATTTAGGATTATAATTATTCAAATTTTTATTAACTATAAAATCTTCTATAGTTGAAACAGAAGTTTTATATTGGTTATAATAAGAAGATTTTGTTTGCAATAAAGAATTTATTTCTGAACGTATAGCATCTTTTTCGTTTAATGTCAAATTAACATTTGTTTGTATATTTAATTGCTTTTCATTTATTTTACTTGAAATTGCTTTTATATTTTCTTCAATACTATTTAACTGTTGTGTTAAATCTCGAACATCAGATATAGATTTTTTTAAATCTAAATGTTCATTTATTTGAACAACTTTAAAATTTTCAGAAAACAATTTAGGTGAATTTGGAATAACTCCTTTAATATTAGGTAAATTATTTTCTTTTGCTTTTGCTAACAAAAATTCAGATAAATCTAAAGCATATTTTTTATAAAAATCCCCTAAACGTAACCTATCTCCGTTCTCTAACGTTATTATTAAATCGTTACTATAAAAACCACACCCAAAACTCCAATACGAAGATTGCACATTACTTCTATCATCAATTGTTTTCATAAATACCATTTGGTATTCATCAAAACCAATAGAAACATGTACATCTTGAGTATTGAATATTGTTGGCTGTATTGATAACTCATTAACACCCAAAGCAATAGATTGATTGCCACTAAGCCTTCGCAAATGAACAACATTAGAATCAATATCAACAATATCAACAGCCCAACTATTAATACCTTTAACAAGAATATCACCTGGTTTCAAAATAACCGTTTGCGTAAAACCCGATAAATTATCAGTATAATATAACGATGCTAATTTATATCGTTTTAATGTTGTACTATTCAAATCATTAATAGTATCAACATCTAAAAGTTCAATAACATCAAACGTACCAGAATATCGAGATATATTTAAAGGTAAATTAACAACTTCATCATCAGCAAAAAAAGTAATACCATTATCAACCATTAACTGTATAGCATCTTCATATTTAATATCATTTTTACCTTTAAAATTAGTATTAAAAAATTCTACTTCATCTGAAGATTTTATATTTAAAATTAATCTTTTAACAAAAATTTTCCTAATATTTTTGTCAATATATTTAGATAAATCAAATGAAACAAACAATAAAGGTGTTATAAAGTTTTCAAAGAAATAATTACTCTTTTTTGAAAAATTATTAGGAACTATTAAATTAGTTATAGGTGATGGCTCTATCGCATTATCTATTGATACTATTTGTTTAAATATTCCATTTTTATCTCTAATTGTTGCATTTCCGTCAAATCCAGATAATTTGTTAACAGTATCTCTAATTATTTTAATGTCGTTTTTTATATTATCAAAATCTAATGAATCTTTTATTTGACTATATAATTCCAACATTTGAAGATATGCTTTAACTTCTTCCGTATATTTATTTTGTACAATATAGTTACCTGATGTATCTGCCATTAATTTTTTTATTTTATCTTATTTTCTCTGATTCAAAAACAAAATTTTCGTTATCTGAACAAATTAACTCTATTATTGGTTTATTTGAAGATTTTCTAAATTCATCAAAAGTGTATTCCGCAACCATATGTCCATATGCACCTTTTTTCAAAATATTATTAGAATCCGTAAAAATCCTAAACGTATAAGGTATTCCATCTTTGTTCATATTATATTCTGTAGAAAACACAATTTTTATAATTTGTCCATTTTTAAATGATATTTTACTATCGTCAATATAAAAATTAACATTTTTATCAGCAACAAATTCTTCCCTATTAGTAGATTTTATAATTATATTCATATGTGAATCAACAACATTAAAAATATAATCATAGCTATTTGAAGTTTGTCTATCGTAATCCATTGGTTCTCTTTTATCAATAGAAAAATATCCAGAATACGAATCTATTAATATTCTATCTCCATTTTTTCTTAAATTTGTACCATAACCTTTACCAAGAATATTAGTATCGAATAACAATTTTAATGATGTTTTATTATTGTATATGTTTTTTAATTCTTTAAATATATCATCAATTAAACTCATTATTGATTTTGAATTATTAAAATACGCAGAATTAGTTTGGTAACTTGATTCTAATACAGAAATTCTATCTTTTATTAATGATATATCTGTATTAAAATTAAACATATCTTCTAAATTTCCTATACGTTCAATTAAATTTAAAAAATCCCCTTCCCTCTTTGAAATAGATGTAGCAGCTTGTTTTAACATCGTTAATGCGTCTTGAAACAATTGCATAGAATACGGATGATTCTCATTTAAGACACTTTCTATCTGTGCATTTCTTTGAGAATTACTTAATACCGTATTTACCCTAAAAGAATATCCTATACCAGCAGAATCTTGTTTATCTGAATATTTTGTTTTTGGTACAGATTTTATTCTACCGCCACCAGTAGATAACGATTCTGCTTTATTAATAAAATATACACTATGCAAATTAGTAGAAACAACCGATGCCGAATTTGGACGATAAACATCATAATAAACCAACATAGCATTGAAATCAAAATTTAATGTCTCTTTTAATGAATTAAAATCTTGCCAAGTTTCTACTTTATTAGTTTGCGCATAAGCATAATTATTTAAATCAAAAGAAACATTTATACCATCAAGGCGAGAACGTTTAACATAAACATCAGTTAAATTAACATCTAAAGATTCTATCAATAAATCATCATTAGTATAATCATTTAACATGGTTGGCTCTAACATATACGAATGTTCTGTTGGGTTTTTAAACCACCAAGAATCACTATCATATACTAATGTATCTTTATTTTTTTTCTTTAAATTATACACCGAAGGTTTTGTGTACGCCCCAACAGGAGAATCATAAAAAGATAACATTGACAACCCATTCGGATGTGTAGAATCACTATTTCTACCTACATTATAAACAGCATCAGCATTATTTATAGGATTATACTTTATATAACGATTTGGTTTCCAATTTACATCATTAATATCACTATAAAACAATATGGTTGGCGAAGCACCAGTATTTGAAGGTATATGATAATAAACTTCAGCCTGTGATGCTCCATTAACATTAGAAGAATTAACCAAATGAATATCACCAATTTGCTTAACTACTCTACTATAACTTTCAGATTCATCTTCTTCAACAAAATGTAACCCAGATTGTGATGATAACGACGAAACCTCATCTGGATTAGCTTCTCTAAAACGAATAGCCCCAGTTTCTTTCAACCATTTCCAAAACACTTTTTCAGAAACAGTTTTTAAAGTATTTCTATTATACCAAGATTGTATTTGTATATTTTTTTCTAAATTTAAACAATAATTTTGAAAAGATTCAGCTAAGTTAACATTTATATCATTAGAAGTATCATTCACTTTATCAAATGCACCAGGAATAGCCCGCAATTGCATATAATTTTGACCATTATTTGGTGTTTTTAAATCAGGAATTTTCAATAACACATAATGGCTAAATCTAATTTTAACATCGTCATTATTATATGAATACGTCATATCTTCATCTACAGATGAAAAAACATATTGCAATCCTCCATTTTGACGAATCGGTGATATATTCGGTGTTGATAATATCATTTAATTTTTATTTATATATTTGCACAAAAAAACGTTAAAAACAAAAATAAAATTTTCGTTTTTAACAAATGTTCATACTATTTAATTGTATAACAATAATATATTATTGTTTTCTCGTGTAAACTTTATATGTTTCAGAAAACCATGTATAATGATATGAATTTTTATCATATTCGCATAATTGAACTTCATATATAGAATCGGAATCAACATCTTCAATAACGTGTGGGTTGTTTGGTGTTTTAATATATGTCCAGTTATTGTTAGTGCTTTTTTTATAACGAATATGATAAATATATTTTGAAGACTTTTTAATCCATCGTACACTAAAACTATATGACGTTATTCTATTTATTGTAACAAAATCAGAATATAATTCAAATTTATCAATATTTCTAAGATGTAAAATTGGAGAAAATTTTATTTTTATATTAGAATTAGATTGTAAAAGTTCACCATTACCATCTAAATCAATAGAATCAGCATTATCAATAATGACCAATTTAGTATAATCAGAACAAGCATTATTTATTAGACCATGACATTTAGTAGCCATAATAACTTGAAAAACATCTTTATTTTCACCTATTTGTAATTCTAAAAATACACCATTCGTTACTACATTAAGCCCATATTTCAAATCCCCCAATATAATTATTTCATAAAATTTTCTTTTTAAAACTGGCTGTAACGTTTTTGAAATTTTTGAATCGTAATATAAAGAATCAGGAATATATTTTATAGATATTATATCTTCATCATCAACAATATACATACCAGAAATATTTAATGGTGTCATGTTTCCACCATTATCTGATACCAATCTATCATTTTTAGATAAATTTAATATATTTTCTAATATTGTTTTATTCTCTGAATTTTTCATATTCTTTATCTAACCATTTTTTATATTGCGTAACATTAAGAATATTTATTCCATATTCTTTTTTAATTTTTTTAGAATTTCCAAAAATATCTATTAATTCTACTTCTACAGTATATTGTCCCATTCTATCAAATGTCCATATTAAATATGGATTTCGTGTTTTTATTAATAAAGTGTTTGATTCAGCATCATATAAACGATATATTACCGTTTCTATTCCTGGAACTTTAGGATTAGACAAAATAAAAAATATAGTAGAATATATTGGAGCATATGTAGATTGTTCGCATATTATCGTATTATCTAACTTAAATGTATTATTTATAGCATCTTTATATTCCAATTTTGCTTGCTGATATGGATTTATTAAATAATTGTACTTTATTTTATCATAATTTAAATATTTTTTATTATTTAAAAAATACGTAGATAATACAGTATCATCATAAACAGAAAAGCCAACTTTAGATTTTTTATTATTTTTTATTTTTTCTATCGAAAACAATGGCAAGGTCGGTGTTTCTGAATAATTTCCATCAGGAGAATCAAGATACACACCATATAATGATTTTACAGAATATAACCCATCAATGCCATGATTTTTTGCAATAGCCACTATAACATATCCATCAGTCTGCATAACATCAACAGAATTATTCCCACATGATTCTATATCAACAGTTTCTAATTTATATTTTTTAGGCAATTCTTCATTATAAACTAAATTCAAATCATTCACATCAATTGAATCAACTTGTTCCGTTTCTGTATTATATTCATACGGTATTGGTTCTGTTGCAGTATATGGATAATCTGGAACTTTTTTCATAATAAAATATTCAAACATTCCAAATTCAAAAATAGTTGAATTATTCAACGAAGATACTGCATCACTTAACGTCAAATTAGATTTAATAGGAAATTGAAAATAATCTGAATCATCCAATTGGAGCATACCACCAGCCGTAACTTGAGTGACAATAAAACTACACAATCTATCTGGGTGATAATCAAAAGTAGAAAACCCTCTATATTCTAAATCGTTACCAGTTATTTCCTTATTATTCAACATTTCAAACGGTTTAATAAGACCAGCACAATTATAAGCATAATCATAATCGTATTCAGCCCACTTAATGGCATATGATGTATCTAAATAATATAATAAATTTTTATCATCTTTAATATAAAGCAAACTATACTCACCATCAAATTCGGTTTTATAAACATATAACGATATGTCACCATATGAATTATTATATGATATGAAAAATGGTTCATCATCTTTTGCTTCTTTTAATGATTGTAAAGCAAATTCGTCATATAACGAAATATAAGTTTTATTTCCATTAAACGTTGTTTTTTGCACTCCATTTTTATAAAAAACTTTAACTTTTATTGTACCACCGCTATTTGCAGCAACAGAATAAAATAAAGAATTTAAAGATTTTACTTCAATTATAGTATTATCGTCGGATTGAACATAATAACAAGATGAAATGACATAAGAATGAAAATCATCTTCACCATTAATTTTAAAATCAATAGTAGAACCAACAACAATATTTTTAGTAATATTACCATCAACATATATTCTATATGTAGAAATAGCATTTATATCATTAGATGGCAAAACATCATACAAAACAATATATGTTTTTTCTTTATAAATATTTATATTTTTATCTACAATATCATCATGAATACCATTTATAACCATAAAATCATCTAATGATTCAACCGTTGCTACTTTTTGTTGCGATAATGGTCTAAAATAAGTATATGTATTTTTCTTAATAATTGGTTTAGCGTCAATATCTTCAATTACATAATTTCCATATAAATAAATAATTTTATTAGTATAATCAATATGGTGTATTGATGTTTCTTCTACTTCATCAAAAAAATTAGTTTTTAAAGAATAACTTAACATAGATAAATCATCAGGATTTAACGCAGAATAATTATTTCCGCTAATTGGTAATTTTTTAGAATAAGAAAAACCATCAAATTCATCAATTTTATCTATTTCATCATATAAATCAATATCTTCAAATCTATTAGATATGTTATAAAAAGAAACAATATTAGCATTTTTCATCTTTACTTCAAATGCCGAAAATTTTGTTTTTGAATATCTAATATTATTACCTGAAATATATGTTAACGTAACATCATACATACCAGAATAGGGTAATATTATGGTCAATTCCTTCATATCTTGAACAGTACCATAATATCGTTTTTCATAATACCTACCAGTATCATTGTCGTTTTTCTGAACCAACCATTCTATTTCAAATATGTCCTTATATCGCATATCCTCCCAATTCTTATACGCTATATCATCCAAAGTTATATCCAATTCATCCCAAGTTATATCAAATTGAAATGTTTTTAAAGTTACTTTTGCGCCAAAATTATTTATATCAAATTTTTTATTCCTATAATCAAAATCAAAATTAGCATTAGGATATAAATCTTTCAATTTAACTTTTTCTAAATCTTTAACAGAATATTTTAAATAATCCAATAAAGTATCATTATCACTAAACGTTAAAGATGTTGTAAATTCTTTTTCAATATAATCAATGTACGAAACAACAGGAGAAACATCAAAATCAACATCAGCATTATGTCTAATATCATAATGAATGTTACCAGACATAAAATTCACATGGTCAATTACAGAATATATAATTCCCTCTGCCGTTATATCAACAATACGAGAATGTAGTGGCATAAAATATTTTTTAAGATATTTTCTTAAAAAATATAATTTTAAAAATAATTCTTCTATGTCTGAAATATATTCTTCATATATCGGAACACCATCAGAATCAACCTCACCTGTATCTTTTAATAAATCAAAAACAATAGAAAATTTTGCGGTTTTTTTGAATTTTTTTGGGTTTGGAAAACGATAATTTTTCATATTATCTAAATCCATAGGAACATCAACAGCTAAATATTTATTAACCTTTTCATTATTTAATGTAACATTTTCAAAAAGTTCCTTTAATCTAAAATCAGAATACCCAAAAAATTTAAAAGCATTTATAAATGCTCTATATGACCCAATATATGGAAAAATATCATTGCCAGTTACTAATAATTCTTTCCTTTTTTGATTAATAAAAATAGCATCTTTATCTAAATTTGTTATATCAGAATCTTTAAAAGCATTATACGATTCTTCAACAATATCCCTATTAAATATATTCAAAACATTACTATATCTTTCATCTTGAGCCTCTGCCTCTCCCATAAATACAATTTCCGCTATCTTATATTTAATATTATCTTTTTTATAATATAACGATAAATTTCTAAAAATTTCACCTTCTTCTTCACTATAAAGATAAAAATTTAATTTTAATGCTTTTTTGTTTATTTGCGAATTAGTTAATTTAACTTTCAATGTTGCATTTTCATCAATACTTGTAGGTTCTCCATCAACATAAACAACACCATCTAACTCATCAGTAGAACCATTATCTAAATTATATTCAGCAGTATCATACTCTACAACATTAAACTCTTTTAATTCATTATCATACACTAAATCAAAACCTACAATTTTATCATTATCCAAAATCCATTCAAGATATAACTTTTCATCATTCTGTGTTCGCGGATAAGTATAATCTATTTGATTTTTAGTAGTATTTAAACATTCTTCAAGAATATAAATATGTTGAGTTTCATATATGTTAACAGAAGTTTTTTTCAAATACGAAAAACCATACCAACAATTAGCAATTCTGGTAAGATTTAATTCATCACCATTTTTATCAAAAAATAAAAGATTTTTTCCTCTTTCTATAAACATATTTAAGAAAATTTTGAATAATATAAATCAATATCAATAGGAATCGCTCGTATATAATCATCATAATAATTATTCTTTATGAAAAATTTACTTTTAATAAATTTATAGAAATTATTATTACAATAAACCTTATTATCTCTATATTTTAAATAATATAACTCATCCCAATATATTATTTTCTTATCACTATTTAAAATATAATTAAAAATTACACCTTTACCTTTATCACCAAAATAATTTATTTTTTTATTAGGTTTGCTATCCCATAACACATGTACCCAAAATATAAAATATTCATCTTGTTTATAACAGTAGATTTTGTGAATATTATCATTTTCTGTTATTAAACTTTTAGCGGCCTTTTCTATTTTATCTCTATTTTGTAGATATGGTTCTATCTGAATAACATTATCAGAAATAATATTAAAAAAAATATCATCCCGCAATTCATATGTAGATGATATTTTTTTAATTATTTCTGGAGATTTATTATTTTTTATATCTATCAATTCATTATAAGTCATATAAATTATGGATTTACTATAGTGCAATTCATTAAACCAACTACTACCCATCTTGAAGAATCCCAATATAAATCAACTACTTTATAATCTTTGGAATTACTACCTAACGATAAATCAATATACCCATTACTGTTTAAAGTATAAATATTAGCAGTAGATGAAGCAACAGTTGGTAATAATTTATGAGAACCAGTAGAACTACCAAATTTAAATATAAGTTTTAATTCTTGCCCATTATGTTGAGAATTTGGTAATTTTAAAGAAACAATATCGTGGTCAGTATCCGAATTGTTATATGCACTGAAATCGCATAAAATATATTTAGTATTTGTTATTTGTAATGTACCGACATTTCCAGAAACAGTATCAAAACTTGCACCATCTGAAGCAACTAATTGTGAAGATGCACAATTTATTTCTCCATTTGAAATCGTTCTACCATTATTTGTAAAAGAAGTAGATTCATCAGAAATTGTAACATTTTGATTAAATGTGGCGACACCATCAACATCTAAAGTATCATCTATTTGCGCTTTATTTGTTGTAACAGTACCATCAAAATTAGCACTTGCCTGAACATTAAATATTTCAGTATCAACACTATTTTCACCCTTCTCTACAACAACCGAACTAACAGTTAGTCCACTTGTCGAAACGTTTAATATATCATCAATAGAATTACAATAATCAACAATTTTTTCAAAATTGCTTTTAATATTATTTATAATCGTTGACATAGATGTTGAAGATAAAATACTTGTAAGAGTTATAGCCATTTTTATTATATTTTTTTATATATTTTAGATTACGCCACGAATAGTTATATTAACTGAAGAAGATGTCATTAAATCTACACCATCATTATAATAAACACCATTTCTATCAACCCAACCACCTCGAATAACAGGTAATTCAGTATTACCAACAACAATATCGCCAAAACTATCAATACCTATATCTACTGGTTCAGCAACACTTAATCCGTTTTCTATTTGTTTCAACCATATTGCTTTTTGTCTTTCATTTTCTTCGTTTAAAAACATGACAGAAACGCTATCAACACCAGCAACGGATTCAATTATAGCAATAATATCAGATTTTGGAATTCTACTATATCTTTTAAAAGACAAAAAATATGAATTTAATTTATCTATAATTGTTTGTTTAATATTATCAGTATTATAATTTTTCTTAACTATCAAATTAATATGTAAAACATATTTTCTAAGTATCGGTTGAATTATATCTAATTCTGCTGTTAAAACCATATTCCCACTACCATATATGTATTCTTTAATTTTATCAACTTCATCATCAAATAAACCAAATTTTTTAATATCAACATCAAAATAAGTTTCACCTTTGTATAATCTTTTAGAAATATCAGGTATTAAAAAAACATAAACAATGTTATCATCTAAAACATTACCATCATTGAAAGTAGTAAAAACATCAACAACAGAAAAATAATTTAATTTTTTAAGAAAAGTAGAATAATTAGTTTCATTAGCAAGAACAAAAGAACGAGATTGATTCGCCATTAATAACTTAGTTAAAGCTAAAGGTTCTGGGTCTGCTCCCATAGTTATCCTGTCAATAGTATCAATACGAATATTATCATTTAAAGAAACATCGTTTCCATATTCATCAAATCCAGAATCTAAAAAACTATATCTAACATTTTCTTTATCATAAATATTCCCACGAGAACCATCAGATATTAAATATTCAACAATTATTTCAGAACCCAAAGGTGGAATTTTACCAAAATCATTAGAACCAAAAATAATATCAATACCATTATTGATAGATGTCTTTATCATACAACAATAATTATCCTGAACCATATCAGTTACACCAATAACATTAGTACACAAAGTAGAATTAACATAAACTTTTACATAATTTTCTTCAACATAAAATCCATTTTTTAATAAAACATTAAAAGTTTGAAATGGTTCTCCAGTTCCAGTAAAAGTTTGACTTTCTATTTGACCTTGTATTAATTTACAACGAATAGGATAACGTTGATTTATTGAAATTTTTAATTCTTCGGAAGGAAAAATTAAAGAATACGTTAAATTATTATTTAGACATTTTAACTTAGTTCCATACATTATAGATATTTGAGAACCTATTACACTATCTTGATTTCCATTAAAATACAAATTGACCGACCCATGCGCTGATACGGAACGAGAAGGATTATGCCCAGATAATGCAGCCAAACCTCTAATAGAATGTCCTCTGGATGCTGTCAATGGATTTAATTCAGTAACAGAATCTTCAACATAATATAATATTTTTTGATGACTATCAACAACAGCTTGTAACGTTTGTCCATACGCCGAAGATTCAGTAAACGTAGAATTAGATTGCTTATATCTTGCTGTAAAATAAGAATAAGCATCATCTATCATTTCTTTAAACTTTATTCTTGCATATTTAAATATTGAATTATCTGCCAATTTGTTGTTTATTTACTTATATATTTTTTACTTTTATTATGTTTTTTATCTTTATCTGACGTTCCATTATCAATGATTTCATTATTAAATTCTATTTTAGAATAAGTATCATCAACATACCCAGAACGTATAATACAATCATAATAAACACCAAAAACATAATACATTATAGCATCAACATAACAATTATAAAAAGAAATATCTAAATTTTGTTGAACATAACAAGAAAACAATATTGAATTTTTTATCTTACTTTCATAATATATTTGCGATTGATATATTTCACAATTATCTATTTCTACATTATATAACATACAATTGTCTATAACAGAATTTTCTATTTTAGAAGAAACAATATCAATATTTTGAAAATGATGACTTCTACTAAAAACTGCATTTTTTATTTGCAATCTACTTTTAGAACTATCATAATTTATATCACCACGAATCATACCATTTAAATATATCAAATCAAATATTTCTTTTTTAATTTGATTAAAATATGTTTTTATTATTTGTATATCTTCTTTCAAGTCAACAAATAATCGAATATTAGGATAAGCGTGTCTAAATATTTTTAAATCCGAAAAATAAACAACCCTTTTCACAAAAGAATTATTTATTTCTTGTAATGCAGAAATATAATTTTGCTCTGATTTTTCATTTTTTAAAGTCTCATATAATTGCAAAATAAAATAATCTGTCAAATCATGAATATCTTTTATCTTATTTTCATAATCTTTTCCACCTAAATATCTAAATTCTAAATATTTTTTCTCTAATTTTGAAAAATTAACTCCAAAATATTTTGAAAATGGTATTTTTATATTTTTTGTATCTAAATACCTATCCTGTTGATTTTCATTATAATAAATAGAATCGGGAACAAAAAATTTTATAGACTTAGAATAAACATTATTTTTCCTATTAGGAAATTTTTCATAAATAAAATTTTCGTCTATATCCAATGCGAACTTTATTGTATCTAATGTTTGTACATCTATACTTTTAAAAGATATATTAATATGAAGCCCACATCTTTTAGTTGTATATCCATTTTTCTTTATAAAAGATAAAATTTTACTTGCTAATATTTTAGCAGAAAAGTATGGTCTCGGTGGTGTAATTATTTCAAACATTGATTTACCACCAGAATAATCATAAACTATTTTAACAACATCTGGTTCAATTGGATTATTTATCTTATCTATGTTAAAATAATTAACATATCGTTGTATTCTTTTTTGAGTTAAGAAAACATTTTCACCAATAGAATGTTCTAATTCTCTTATTAAAGAAACGTGGGATACGTCTGAATAAAATTCAAATTCGTACCCCACATTAGCGTCATTAAGAATATTATTTGTATTTACATAATTAAGTTTATTTTGTAAATTCGATAATACATTCATTTTATAATTTAATTTTTATCCTATTTATTTCAGGAATAATTTCTAAAATTGTAATTCTTATATCTTTTCCTGATGTTAAATATTGAATTTTTTTCATTTCCATTTTATTAAATGGCTCAAATGAAGAAACAATATTTCCATTTTCGCCCCAAATATATGATAGCATTTTTGAATCTTTGGTTAATAAAACTTTAGCAGTCATTTCTAATTTACCATTTTCGTCTAATTTTTGTTTCCATCTATATAATTCTTCTACCATAGAAGATGTATCATTCTGTGTTAAAATAGCATTTTTATTAAATTGATAATCTTTAACATAAACGGAAATTTTATTTCCTGAATGTAACGAACGTTTATTAAATGAATCTAAAGTTTCAGGATTCATATCATTAACAGATAAAAATCCAGTCATTATGCTATTAAATTCAACAAAAACACCAGTATTTATAGAACCAGTAATAATACCATTATGTAACGTCCTATAATCTAAGGAATGAATTTTTTCTGGTAATACATATGAAATATATGCCTTATGTGAGGCAACAAAAGTTTTAACGTTAGGTAAATATGTCTCTATCATAACAGGTATAGTTTTACCTATCAATGATTCAAAATCAATAATTTTATTTGGAGCAGCAAGAGAACCTGGAATAAATACATCTATTCCTTGTATTGTCGCCAAATATCCACCTCTATTTCTACTTAAAATTTTAGCGAGATATACTTTACTTGGTTTTTCTATCTGTTCATAAAATTCTTGCTCAATATCAACTTTTTGCGCTTCAAAAAGAGAACCTATTAAATATGGTTCAACTTCTTTAATTTTAACAGAAAATTCTTGATTTCTTTCTAACGCTTGAACAAAATCTAATTCTGTCATATTATTTAAAGACAAAAACTCTTTCTCTTTACTTAACCGAATATTGACAACAATAAAAGAATCAGTTGTTGCACTAACTACATTTTTATTATCAATATTAACTATGCCATTAATTTTCAAATATTCACCAACTTTAACAGTTTTAGATAAACCTTTATTTATAGTACCATTAATCATTGTTAAATATTCACCGTCAGAATAATCAATACGATAATCATTTTTAACGATATTAAAAACAGATTGTCGTAAATGTTCTAAACTTCCCATATTAAATCCTGTAAATTGTTATATAATTTTAATTGCATTTTATTTAAAATTATATATTGTTTTTATTTTTTTGTTTAAAATGGATTTTCAAAAAATCCACCACCACGTTTTCCAGCAGAACACCACCTCCACAAAGAAACCAAAAACGGTATATTTTTTAATGTTAATCGTTCCCAAACTGGTAAATCATCGGCAATAAGAGGCAAAGATTTTGTTAATTCTGGGTTAATATCATTAATAAAACCAAACTGTTTTATTTTTTGAGAAGCATCTAAAACTTTAGCAGAACCCAACGATGACATAAAATTTCCCATTAGTTCACCAACAGGAAATTTTGGTTTCAACGGAGAATTTTGTAATTCTATAATTTTTTTCAAACTATTTTTAGCAAAATTTATATTTGACTGTATTGATATAATTCTATCTTTTAATTCAGAATACGTTGGATTATTTATTTGCATTTTTGGAATATCCACACTTGGAGTTTTTCCATTTAAATTAGACAAAACAGAAGATATTGGAGAAGATGGATATGATGGCGTATTCGGTTTTGGTATATTTATAGTTATATCAACATTAGGAATAGGTATATTAGGTGTAGGTATAGTTATATTGCCATTAATTTTACTATTTTCTGTTAAATTTTTTGTGTTTAATTCAATATTTTTTACCTGATTTCTTATATTTAATAATTGTGACGTATATTTCTCCAATAAATTATTAAACATTTTCATTAATATCATAGCTAACGAAGGCAATGGTGGCATTGGTAACATAGTACATAAATTCATGTGTCCTTTTATTGTTTCAGAAGGACGCATACAAACAGGAAAATACAAACCACCTGGAGTAAATGGCCCAATAGGAAAAGGAAAAAAATGATGAAGAAACAAAAACGGACTTGGTAAAAGACCACATTGACCAATTATAAAAACAGTTATTGAATTTGGTGTTGGTATAACAACAATAGGTATCCAAATTATAGGGCATGGTACTTTTATTAAACCAGCAGGTGTCGGTATTAATATACCAACAGGCCAATGCGTAGGAAATAAATTAACTATAGATGCCAAAGAACAAAATTTTCTCCACCATTTTATAGTAAAGTAAGTTGGCCCTTTTGTAATATCTTTAAAATCAGGATTACCGCCAGCCTGTAAATTTTTATCAACCGAATCATCTTCTTGTATAGAAGAAAAACATGGCAAACCAGATAATTGTTTATTAACAGTATCATTTAAATTTTTAAATTCATCATCTAATTTTTTCTCTTCATCATTATTATTTTTTAATAGAATAACTCTTTTTTCTAAAGAAACAAAATTTTCGTTAGTTAACGATTTTTCATAATTTTTAAATTTTTCATAATTATAACCAATATAATACCCAACAGAATAAGAAGCATCCATACATATCTTTTTATATGTTGATATTTTATTTTTATATTTAGATACTTTTACATCAATATTTTTACTAAAATTTTCATCTTTATTTATAGAATCAATATCTTTTTTTAATTCGTCTGTAGCTATTTGTAATAAACCTTTTATTTTATCTTTTTTATCATATGATACTTTAAAATATGGAGTAAATAGTATTGAAGTAATAGCATCTGATATTTGATATTCAATTTTTATATTATCTGTAACATTTTTCAATTGACTATCTAAAAAAGATAAAGCCGTAGATAAATTCACATATTCGTCTTTATATGTTTTTTTAGAATTAAAATCATTTTTTCCTATTTTTATAGAATTATAAAAATTATATTCTATATCTTTATGAAAAAACTCTACAAAATTTTCACTGTTTTTTATTTTTAAGTTTTTGTAATTTTCTGTTTTACTTTGTATTTCTTTAGATATATCTAATATTTTTTGAACACAATCTGGATTTGAATTTTGTTTATTATGCAATCTAAAATCTTCAGCGATAACGTCCATTAATTGTTGTAAATCTTGTTCAGTAACATTTAATTTATCATCAACTTTAAACATATCTTGAATTATTGAATCATCAATGTTCCCCAAAGAAATATCTTCTATTTTTTTAGAAGCAATGTTTCCATCAGAATCTTTAACTATATTATTTTTATGTTCATCTAAAGGACTTGGACATGACGCATCTATTAATTCATTATTAGTAAAAGGTTCAGTGTCTTCTATATCGGAACAATCATCTATAGATATTATTTTATCTAAAAAAATTGGATTTTCTACGTTTTTTTCTATATTAGAATCACCATATACATCAACATTATTTTTATATGTCGGTATTTCTATTTTATCTACACCTAATTCTTCAGCAATAACATTTATATTATCTATATTGTCATTTTCATTATCAACAAACTGATAATCGCCAATATTTTTTATTTTATATTCTTTTTTATTAGCTTGATATGATGATATTGTATTTACCCAATTTTGTATTTCTTTTAGATAATCCATTAAGGAGATGTTTTTACAGTTTTAGATAATGCAGCTTGCATATTAGCAACTATACCTATTGCTAATCCAGGAGTTGGTGGAAATTTAGCATCTATAACAACTGCCATCTCCATTAAACCCGCCAATAATATTTCTCCGAGAACTTCAGAGTAAACTGGAACAGAACCAATATCTGTTTTTTTACCATTAACATGAATATGAGGAGAATTTTCTTCTATTTTCGTAACAGCATTTAATGTAACATTCCCACGAGCAAATTCAAGATTAGATTCAGAATCTTTGTGGTCTATTAATATAGAACTATCAGGATTTATATTAAAAGAACTTTCTTTATAAATTTGTTGATAACCGTCATCAATAGTGTGCATTATATACAAACCATTATCAACGTCCCAACCAAAAATATGCGTTCCCTCTAATTTATCATCAGATATTTCTTTTAATCTATTTCTTAATTCTTCATTAATATGTAAAATATTTTCCCACATAGGATGATGAATATCATCATCAACAAAAAAAACTTTTACTATAGTATTTTTTTTAGGAATAGACAACGTACCAAAACCGCCATTACCGCTAAAAAATGTAGATGTATTCGGATAAGCATAAGGCAATTCGTTATCTTCTAATTCATCATAAACATTCATTACCCTAACTTTACATCTACCAAGACGTTCAGGGTCATTTGAATCTATAACAACACCAAGACAATAATCATCTGTATGTTTCATTATACGCCTAATATTTTAACAAAATCGAAATTAACCATTAACGTAAAATCAACATTTTTTACCATATCACCAAAACCATTTATATCTTTAAATTTATTATAAAAATTATGTATTTTAGAAATAGTTATAGGATTATTTATAACATAATTATCAATATAATCAAACAATTCATTAATTTGATATAACTCGAATACCCCTTTTTCTATACCTTTCTCTATAAAATAAAAATCTAAATTATTTTTATCATTTTCAAAAAATCCCGTAGTGTACCTTAAAATAAAATCGTAATTATCTTCAAATTGTTTTTTTAATTCTTTAACGGAAATTTTATTTATTTTTTTATCTATTGATTCAATCAATTCTACTTTAGTTATTTCATCACTATCATATTTATCAAATATAGCACCAATTCCATATTTAGACAATTCAATGTTATCGTATTCCGTATATGGAACTTCATAAATATATTCATTATGTGGATATTCTAATACAGTAACACCAACATTATCATTAACAGATAAACACTTATTATATTTCGGTGTTTCTGCTTCTAATTCAATAGTTTTATATTCAATAAAATCAATAGATTTATACATAAATCCATAAATAGCAGATAAATAAAACCTAACATCTAAATTATATTCATTAAATATTATTGGATAATAATCATTAGCAATTCTATCCCAAAAAATAAATGCTCTACCATGAGGTTTTAATTCATTATTTATTTTTTTATAATATAAAATACATTTTGGTGGATAATTTTGCACTTCAAAATTAGAAGCAGATAAACTTTCATCTTCTGTACTCAAAATCCAACAACTTTTCGGATTACCTATTTTTAGAATATCTTCAGTTATCTTACCACTATAAAAACTAAAGTACATTTTTTGCGAAACTACTTCCGAAAAAATAGAGCCAACATACGAACCTATAACATTACCGTTATCTCTATTTATACCATAATTCTTATATAATAAATTTCTTATCTGTTTTGATACCGAAGAAACATTATCACCAAATATTTTTATTTCGCTAATAGGAAAATCTTTAAATTTTTTAGATATTTCATTTTTAATAAGTTTATTATTATCTGTAATATCATTAATATTATCAGAAAATTCTAAATTATCTAAATAAAATATTGAAACTAATTTTTCATATTCTTTAAGCATTACATCTGACGATAATAAATTATCAAATCTCATTTTAACATAAGGTAACATTTTTTTATCAATAAAACTATGTAACCAAAAAATGAAATTATCTTTTAAATATTTATTTAAATATTCTTCACCTAAATTATATTCTATTATTTCATTATTTGTATCTACAAGTAATTCTCTTAATGTTTTCATGAATCTGTATATTTATAAATATCATCTTCCGATGGTTTATCTTCGGTTACTGTTTTATTAACAATAACATTTTCAAAATTTAATTTATCTTCAGATATGTCTGATACTATTAATGTCTTATCAAATAAAACATTATTTATAGATGTGTTAATGTCAACATTACTAAAAGATATTTCGCTAAATTCTTTCTTTTGCTGAATTTTTTCTATATTAACGTTAGATATGTTTTTATTTATTGTTATATCACTCATACTGACACTATCAATATTTTTATTTGTGTCCAAAATTGACATAACAATGTCATCAATTTTAGTATTAATATTAACATCTTTAATATCTATATTATCAATAACTTTATTAACAACATTGTTAGAAAATTGAATATTATCTAAATCGCTATTAACTATAATATCATTATTCTCTATTGATGTTATATCAATATTTTTATCAGGATGTAACAATGTTATCTCATCGAAAATTTTGTTCAAATTTGGTGTAACCAAGTCAACATC